GGCCACCAGTGGCCCTGAAGAAAATTTTCCGGGGCTTGTAACATGATCTGTTAACAACGCCCTGGAGGAGACGTGGTATGCCACATTTGTGCATCCACGCCTTCCCGATTTCAAATGCAACCCAGTGTTGCATTTGATCGGTGGCCTCTTCGTAATCCGTGGATGATACGAAGAGGTCTTCGTAGATATCAGTTCTTACACTGAAATCTGCGAATGTCTCATCCTCCCTATCTAGTAGAGAGAATAAGTCATCTTCAAAATCCTTACTCATAAGGGTTTTGAAGAACTCCCAGGCATGGTGGGAAGCCCCCATGCCTGAGCGACTGCTCGGTATCCCTTTCTTTAGGGGTTCCGAGCAAAGCTTACTCACAAGATCTAGAACGATCTTGAGAGAAGCACGAGCCTTGGTAACGCTTCTAGCTTTACCAGGCTCTTTGACAACCGTCAGAAAAGCATTTGTTAGCTCTTCTGGCGGTGTCCTAAGTACTTCGTCTAGGCAAGCCCAGAAGATGTACTCACCAGGTGAATCGAACTCAGTAACAAGCCTGAATTCGATTTCCCTGCCCGTGTCCAAGTCTCTAATCGGGACTGGGATCACGTCACCCATACTGACAATATCAGATATTGTCTGTAGGGTTCCGCCTTCTTTACGGGTATTTTCCCATGAAGCGGCGGTTGACACTGTAATTCTCGACTTCGTCGATAATCCAGTGAACGCCTCTTGTGGCATGTTATCTAAAACATGCTGCATAGAGGTACGTACCAAAGCCTTCTCTGTCAGAGAGGGCTTGGGCGACTCCTTCTGAACGGTCGTTAAAAACTTCCGTTTAGATTGGAGTAAAACGAGAGGAGGCGGAGTTCCACTTCCTCTCGTTCCAGACAGCAAACCACCGAGGAACGCTCTTCGGTGGTTTGTCTGTTTCAATGCGTCCCTCCATAAAGGGATGAATTGACGTAACCAGGGAGGCAGGCTTTCTGCATCCTCGGTTTTAAGGACTCCTTCTTTATGAATGAGTCTCTTAAAAAGCTTTCTCGCAGATTTTAACTGCGAGTAGGCTGTGACTTTCCCTAGCGAAAGCTTCGTTAGGGAACCGTCAAAGAACTCGTCGCCAATAAGTTGGCTCAAGTTCGTTAGAACAAAGGAGTCGTATCTATTCCAACTCCATTGTTCTTCCGGATAGCTTATGTATCTCTGCATAAACAATCCGTCCACGGTCTTCAAAACTTCTATAAGTCTTGCAGACCGTGCTTTACCAGGTCGATACTTCGTATCGGCCCAGTATTGAGCCGTTACCCTCTTCGACCAAAGAGGGTCCGGCTTTCCTAGGAGGAGGGCTCTTACCCTCTTCCTAAGAAAATTAGCCCAGTTCCTTTCTGAAGGAACTGTACTAAAACACAACTTTCTGAGGGCTGAACCCCAGAAAGTGTGATTGTCGATTAGATGCATTTTTGCATCTATATCGCCAATCGAAAGGAATCCAATTGAATTCTTTTTCGATCCCTTCCATTTCGGCCCTAGGAGCCGAGATGGAAGGCTGTCTTGTAATCTGAAACCATCAGAAAACGAGACATTTACTTTCGGAGGCTGTATAGCAGCCTCAGAACAGTAGGCGAGGTATGCATGGATTTTCCATGGATCCTCGTATTCCAACGAAACAACCTTCGGTTTTCTCTTTGGAATAGCCTTCTCAGGAATTAGCTCCTGATAAGGCTCGCCGTGAACAGCCTCATTTAAGAGGCTGGTCAACGTGCTAAAGGAATAATCGGAAAGAGTTTTCCGGACTTCCTTTTTCTGATGGGACGTAACCGTCCCTTCAGAATCAATTTCACGAATTGGAAATCCCAATCCGTGAAATAGTTCTCTGTTTCTCATGAAATTATGAGACCCAGAGCCTTTCAATAAAAGGGCACTAGGTGCCTGTTTTACTGAAAGATAGTGTTCTGAGGCCATAAAGGCCTCAAAATCACTAGGTTTGGTCAGCGGAAGATTCCGCCGATCAAAAACTCTCCGGAAGCAAGTTAGATCAACTTGCCTCTGTGAAGAGTACGATTGAAGAGTTATGTTAGCATCACTCTCCATTCACCTATTTTGCCTG